GTTTCACTATCTGTCCCGTCTCTTATGTCTTTTTGATAGTCTTGATATGCATCGTTTTGTTTAACAGCTTGATTATATTCAGACATTAACGCATTATATCTTTCACGACTTAAGGTTCCTGATATAAGACGATCATTTAATGTATTAGGTATACTTGGATCAACTCTATTAGGGTTAACAGGTTGTGGGTTACCTAAAGAATCATAAGTTACATTACCATAGTTTTTCTTTGGACCATATTGTGAACCCGCAGATCTATTTTTACCTTGCATTTTATCAGAACGCATGTACTCAGGCATAGCTTTTAATTGTTCAGCATCCTGATCTATGTCTTCATCCTCAAGTTCTACTACAGAAGGAGGAACTGGAGGTGCTTTAGGCATATCAGGAACACTGGCAAATTCATTTGCTCTATCAATATCCCCTTGTGTTGCAACAGGATCACCAACTAAAGGTGAACCTTCTTGATTGTTTAGATTAGCCGCTTGAAGAGAACTTGCTGGATCTTTAGCTAACTGTCCATTATCTTTAATACGATACCACTCATCTCCTACTTTTTTATAGTTGTCTGTTTTTCCAAACTTATTAAGACTACGTATAACAGGTTTAGCTGGAGGTGGTGTAGGTGTTTTAACTTTACTAATCACTGACTCTTCAAGAAGTGGTGTTTCATAAGGTAAACTAAACAAACTTAATTCTTTTGCTCTACGGTTTTCTAATCCTGGGATTACTTTACCGTTAGCCATACGAAACTCTGCAGCTTCTTTCTTAAAGGACTCAAAGTCACCCGCATTAAGTGCAGCACGTGCTTTACTGTTTTCAAACTGTGGACCACCAATGTTATACAACAAAGATTTAACAGCAGCTTGTTGATTAGGATTAAGATCTACAGTAACTAAATTATTATAATCTTTTTCAGAAACAGCAGCTTCTTCTAGTAATCTTTTATCAGCGGTATCTTGATCTATAGTGTCACCCATTTTAACACCTTTAGTAAACCCATAACCAATTGTTGGTATACCTGCAGAGTCAAGATAAGCTTCATTACGAAACCCTTCTGTGTCTTTTAACAAATTTAAATAAGATTGATTTGAAGTTGTTGGAGTCATTGATTTTATATCAGGAGCACTTACAGGAACAGGTGGAGCACCTTTATTCATATTTTGTAATTGATTAATACGTTGAACACGAGGATCGTCTAGAGGGTTTAAGGGTTTTTTAGTTTCAGTTTTATTAGAAAACATATTTAGTAGACTGTCAAAGAAACCACCACTGCCTTCTGCAAGATACACAGGTCCACCATTAGCTTCATACTGTGGTATTGTACCGCCCTGTTGTGCTTGTATAGCACGACCTGCGTTATTCATTTGTTCTATTTGTGGTTCAAACATCCGAGTAGCTTCAGCATTCATGACAAACTCACCAGGGGTTAACCATGCTGGAACAGTATCAGTACCCTTAGGACTCCCAGGATGTTTAGGAATACTCTGCATTTCTGGGACACCCATGTTATCGTCTGACTCATAGAAGTCATAGGATGTCATGTTTCCATATCTGTCCTTCTGAGTAAAGCTTTTGAGTTTCATTAACCTCTCCTTAGTTACCAGCTATTTATCCATAAGCATTGCTAATGGGCTTACCATTTTTAATAAATCTTCAGGTTTTTTATTTTTATCCATAAGCATTGCAACAGGGCTTGTCATTTTAAATAAGCCACCCATGTTTGCATATACTGGAATATTGTTTTTTTCAACTTTACCACCTTTATCAAATAAACCAAATGCTTTACCAGCAAGTGCGCCAATTGCTAAAGGTGCTAATGGGCTTGCCATCATAGCTGCCATTGGTCCTGCGCCAGCAGTAACAGCTGCGGGAGCTACTGTAGATGCAACCACAGGTGCTGTTGTAGCAGCTACTGTAGGAGCTACTGTGGATGTAACTGCAGGTGCTACTGCAGGAGCTATAGATCCAGACATCACAGGACCTGTAAGCTCAGCTGGAAGAACAGCAGGAGAAAAAGCACCACTCATACCACCCCCTGGTCCAATATTAGCTGAGGCAAAAGGTGCAGATGTAAATGAGGATGCGGGTGCAGTAGCAGGTGCAGGTGAAGTAAATCCTTTCCACATTTCTTTTGCTTTAGTTTTTAATGGATCAAAGATATTTTCTTTAAACAAACCCTCACCTTTCTCCATACCCTCTGACATTGCTTTTTGTTTAATCATATCTGTTACAGACGTTTCTTCAGAGGCTATTGGTTGCTGTTGGGGTTTATACAATGGGCCTTGTCTTGGATCACGCATCGCCATATCTTTTGGTTGTGCTAATTGAATAGGCATTATTTGCCTCCTCCTTGTTTAGTACTAACTTGTTTTTGTGGAGCATTACTAAGATAACCAAAATATCTTGATGCTGCCGTATCAGGTGCATCTAAACGTTGTTGTGCATACGCTTGCTTAGTAGAACCTACTTCTCCTAACCCAGAAATACCACGTTCTATTGTATTTTGACGATCTTTTTGTAATGCTAAAGAACGATCAGCTACTGCGCCCATCATTGCCCTTTCACCACGGGCAGAGCCAAGACCTCCTGCGGCAGCTGATTGACCAACAGAAGTACCCATAAGGTTTTGAAGATCACGTTGCCTAGCAGCATCAGTGTTATATGCTCCTGTTCCTGCCATTGCATCTTCAGCTGCTTTTTTTTGGGCGTCTAAAGCTGCAGTTTGTTCATCTGTCATTGCAGCTACAATTGCATCTGCTCCACCTTCTACATCTGCTTCGTACTTACTAGTAACATCTGAAAGTACTCTTTCAAGATACGGTTTAAATTCGTCATCAATACCACTTGTAGTAGTAGTGGTACCACCCCCACCACCTTTATACACTGTGCGCGCACCAAAAGGCGCGTAAGCATCTCCGGTGAGTCTACTCATTAAAATCATTTACTTCTCCTGTATCACGCCTCTAACTGAAACGTGTAGTGCCGCATTATAGCGGTGTTGCAAGAAACGACCATAATCAAAGGCTTCTTGCTCGCCCATGATTGAGTCGGAACGCCATTGTTTGCCACCATGTTCTTTAGTGTGTGCAATCATAGCATCGAATAGACGATAGATAGTATAAGCATTATTATGGTCATGATCCACAATACAATCTTTAACATCCATTATATATTCGTTATTGTAATAGTTAATAAACGATTCAGCAGAAAGAAAACCCCTTAGCGTTCCATCAATATAGTCACCTATAACAAGTGCATGAGGGGTTGTCTTTTGTTTTTCTATTAACTCAAGAAAATATTTTATCCATACCGCTTCATTACGAGAGTATCCAAAATGATATTCATTATCTTGAGTTGACTTGTTCATAAGCTGAATAGCTTCTAATACATTATTGTCCTCTAGTTTTTTTATCATATTTAACTTGGCTTTGTAGGCCAATCCTCTGGTTCTAAATAAGGCCAATTACTGTGCGTAGGAAGGTCTCTTAACTGTTGACGATACGTTTGCCACTCTACTAGTGTCCCTGGAAAAGTAGCATCAGCTATTTGTGTATAATCAGATTGAGTAAGATAAACATTACGTTTATTTATTTGTCTAGCTGCATAAGAACTTTCTAATTCATATGTAGTATTGGTATCAGGATCATAAGTTGTATCAAATGTTTCTGGAGTAATCCCTAACACAATGGTTTCGCTAGCTACTATGAGTCCTTCACAATAACCATGCCCCATAATATTATTATCTTTATCTATTTCTAAATAATAAGTCATTATGATGGTCTCCTTACTTCAGTAATTGAACCTTGTCCAGAATCACCGAGAGTTAAATCACCTCCTCTACTCCAACAAAATATGTAATTAGTGTTTCTAGTTACATTAATATTATCTCCGGTTGTGGAGGTAGTAAAAGCAGTTGCATTACCGTTTGAATTAGATGTAATAGAACCTAAACTAATACAAAGAGCATTACTATTACTTGATCCGGCAGCTTGAGGTAGGGTAGCATTACTGTAAATTGCTGAACCTTCAGTGCCAAGGAATGAGTTATCTATTACTTTAAACACGCCTACTCTAATATTAGCAGCTTCAGAAATAGTTGTAGCTGTTGCTGCGTAAGTAATATCAGTAGAAAAGTCAGGACTGTCTGTTGTGTTTAATCGAAGAAATTCTTTCCAAAAATAATCTGTATATCCTCCTGTAGAGTTAGACCTACTTCCAGATTTACTTTGAAGTGTTACACCAATATCTAAGTTTTTAGCTTGAATACTACCGTTAATACGAATGTTAGCTACATCAAGTGTTCCTGAATTAATAACTGATCTATCATTATCAAAAGAATAACCTTCAGTTCCGGGTGAAACAACATTACTAGCAGCTAATGTTACTGCTGATGAAGCCGGAGTGCCTGTTGCTGTTCCAACTAATGTTCTTAACTGTACATAAGCTGTGTTAGCATCTTCAGGTAAATAGCCTGCTGTCCATACTGTAAATACTGCATAATTACTAGCATTCCTAGTAATAGTTAGCTGTTGACCTCGACCTAACTGACTTATAATTTCAGTTTGAGCAGCAGTAGCAGCTCTTATTTTTAAAACTACATGAACAGTATTACTTACAGGATCTAAATAATTATTCCATGTTGTAGCCGCAATGTTAGTTGCATTATTACCAAACCCATTTCTTAATCCCCAAGTATTAGCTGCAAAAACACCTGTTGCAGATGAATAAGTACTTAGTGTTTGTGATAAAGAATTAAAAGCACCATCAAAGTTAGCACTTTCAAGTGCGCCTCTAGCTGTTATGTTTCCAAATTCAGCATTACCACTAGCTCTTTGTATTTGCCAACCAGCATTACCTGCTACATAGTTATCAGACTGTATATTAGTTCCAAAGTTTACTGAGGCTACAGGAGCATTAAACGTAACTGTAGCTGTTGATGCACCTGCAGCTTTAGTAACCCTATAACGAGCAGACCAAAACAAAGCAGTTGTACTAGTTATATTTACAACAACAGGTTGTGTTTGCCAACCACTACTTAAGTTTACAAAAACTCCAGAAGAAAGATTATAATCACTTGCGCTAGGAGTTCCTGGAGCAGAAGCTTGTGCTGTAGTATAATATATTAATCCGCTTTCTAACTCTGTTCCATTAACACCATTAGTTCCATTCGTACCGTTCGTACCATTAGTGCCGTTATTTCCATCAGTTCTTTGAGCAAAAATAACAGGAGTTCCAAAAGTTACACTAGCAGAAGTTTCAATAGCTGAACCACTAGCAATACCTGAAGCTCTATAAACTATGTCTCCATTACTTACTATTGAAGGAAGAGTTGTAGACCAGTTTGTAGGTGGCGTAAGAGTGTTAGTCGCAAAGTTATAAGTGCTAGTTGATAAACCTGTATTATTATTTAATCTATATACTGCTACTTCAACAACTGCTTCACCTTCTATTCTAAACGGTGTTGTCCATGTAAAGTTAGTTGCGCCGACAGTTTTAATACCTGATGACGCCCACAGTAAATTTGTTCCAACAGCAGAAGCTGCACTGTCATACCATCCAGTAGGTACTCCAGAAGACGCTGAAGGTGTTGCAGGTGCATTAGCTGAACGTCTAAATATAATATTGCTTGAAGCGCCTGTAGCGCCATCAGTCCTTTGAGCAAAAATAACGGCGCTGCCAAAACTCACAGTAGCCGAAGTTTCTAATGAAGAACCGGAAGCAATACCTGAAGCTCTATAAACAATATCACCATTATTAGCTAACGCAGGAGCATTAATAGACCAGCCAGTAGGCGGTGTTAACGTATTTGTTACAAAGTTATAAGTACTACTTGCTAACCCTGCATTACTATTAAGTCTATAAATAGCTACCTCAGTAACTGCTTCTCCTTCAATTTGAAAAGGAGTTGTCCATGTAAAGTTAGTTGCACCTATAGCTTTAGTTCCACTAGCTGCCCATAAAACATCTGTTCCGGTAGCACCTGAGGCGCTATCATACCATCCTGTAGGTACTCCTGCTGAAGCAGAAGGTGTAGAAGGTGCCGTTGCGGAACGTCTAAATATAATATTTGTAGATGCACCAGTCAATCCGTCTGTTCGTTGTGCAAAAATAACAGCACTACCATAAGCTACAGTGGCAGAAGTTTCTAAAGCAGAACCACTAACAATACCAGAAGCCCTATATATTACATCACCGCTACTTGATAAAGCAGGTACACTAGTTGACCATCCTGTAGGTGGTGTAAGAGTGTTTGTTACAAAGTTATATGTGCTATTTGCTAACCCTGCATTGCTATTAAGTCTATAAATAGCTACTTCTGCAACTGCCTTACCTTCAATTTGAAAAGGAGTTGTCCAAGTAAAAGTACTTGAGCCTACTGCTTTAGTTCCACTAGCTGCCCATAATAAATCAGTACCAGCTGCACTGGATGCGCTGCTATACCATCCTGAAGGTGTCCCCGCAGACGCTGAAGGCGTTGCTGGTTGTGTAGCAGATCTTTGAAAAATAATATCAGTAGAAGCACCAGTAAGGCCGTTAGTGCCATTAGTACCATTAGCACCATTTTCTACCATCTTTACAGGTTGTGACCAAGTAAGGCTACTGTCAGTGCCAGTAGAGCCTGTAATAACCGCAATAGCAGTACAAATGTAAACTGGATTTGTCCCCCCAGGTATTGCTGCAGACCATACTTCAGAGGCTGGGCTTCCTGTTGGAGGTGTTAATGTCGTTGTATTAAAATTATATGATCCACCAGAAGGTTGACTTGGTGTTGTTGCTAGTCTAATAAAAGCTTCACATACAAAAGAACTATCTCCGTTAACTGTAAAAATAGTAGGAGTAGACCAACTAGCAAATGGTATAATTTCTTTCTCAGTGTTAGCAGAAATATTAACTACAGTTACCCATAAGTAATTACCGTTAGCAGTTCCCGGAGGACTAAGCTGCCAATTAGCAGTTCCAAAAGGAGCCGAAGGAGAATATGTTATATTTTTATAATCATAAGTAATATCAATGTTTACAGCTGCAGGAGCAGTCGGTGTGTTTGTTCTAGTGTATAAGTAAATAGTAGCTGCGCTAAGACCATTCAAACTAACATTAGCTGCTGGCGCTGCTGCATTAATACTTGGAGCAAGCAATCCTTTATTAATGGCTTCAGTAACTTGATTCGCCCAAGAATCTTGTGGGCTATCCCCAGAAACGGGTGGACGAATAATACTCATTATCTAGTTCCTCCTTTAAGGATCTCATATTGTAAGCCTGAAAGATTCCAACTGTTAGTGCTTGTTTCGGTAAGTTTATAATTAATAAATCTTCCTGATTCTCTAACATCTATTTTATAGTCATCATTAACAACAAAAATATTAGACACCCCTGTAGTGGGGCTTAAGTCTTGTCCTGGCCTATTAGTGCCTAAAACATTTACAGTAAGCGATGCACCTGAACCTTCTATTTTCATAGCAATAGATGCAAGTGTTTCAGTATCAAACTCTGGACTCATAGCTAACCGTCTACGTTCTATATAAGACTCATACGCTGCGCTTGCTACGTTTGTATAAGTTTTATCAGCATACATTATTTCAGTTCCATAAGAAAAAATAGGAACTAAATCATTAGGGTTTTCATCGTAAGGAGCAATATCTCCTGATACAATAGTATTTGTAATACGCCGAATAGTCCATGTATTATTACGATAATTCCAACACAACACTTCATTAATTGTAGTACTAGTTCCTTTTGGATAACAAAACCAAATTTCATCTTTAGCTTGATATCGTAAAACAAATAGCTTTTGTTCTACAGCTTTATTAAGATTATCAAAAAAGTATTTTCTTACACGAGTATCTGACACTGATTTAATAGAAGCAGGATGACCTTCAAAAATATAAATGTCATTACTACCAACAACAATATGCCTTCCATCATACTCTTGGACTGCTTCTAACGTTTGTGCGCCATAGCTATCTGTTACTGTAGAAATAGAAAAAGGGATAAGAGAACTTCCTGTTTGTTCTAATGAATGTATAGAGCTATTAGTATAAATGTACATGCGTCCTTGAAGTTCAGCCATGTCTTGTACAGTTCCAGTTGAAGATAAAGTAAACTCATCTGCTGTGTTTACACCTGCTGCAAAAGGATTCCAATTAGCTGGCATAGCTCCTGGAGCAGCAACATCAGATGTTCTAATAACACCCGCAAGTCTACGAAGAATTGTTGTATTTGAGCTGTCAAATTCTGTGAGATTACCTGCTACTAATAAGTTTTTGTAAGCCCGAATAACTCCACACCTTACTTTTACAACATTACTAGATCTCACTTTACAGATAACAGTATCACCACTTAAAACCATAGCTGAATTAGGAGTTATTATTGTTGTATTTGTATTAGAATCTACCGAACAAGTAAATGTTGTTTGGTTTTGACCAGCTGCATTAGCTGAATTACTACCTGTGGTTGTAAACTTAGCAAAGTTTCTAATTGTCCCTGTTTCACTATTAATAATAGTACAAGTAACTTCTTTTTTAGTAAAGTTTACAAGCTGTCCTAAATCAAAATCTAATGTTTGATTAGCAGAATCCCATATAGTAGAAATAACTTCTTCATTAGAATAGTAAGAATCCCATCCCGGAATATCATACATATCTAGATTAGCTATATTAGTATTTCCAGCAACATCTTGTACATATAATGGTTTTTCAATTCCATTATTAATAATAAAACTAAACCCACCGTTAAATAATGTATGTTGCCACACACCACCTTCTGGAATATTATTTTTTAAAACCTTAATAGTTTGATTACCATCATTTTTAATTGCTGTTATTTTATCTACTGAACCGTTATTAGTTACTACAATATAATATCCTGTTCCTGCAGCTAAGTTAGGGTTATCCCAAAATGCTACATACAAAATAGAGTCGGTAAAGGGGGTTGCTATCGCCTCTTCACCTTCCATTTTTCTTACAGCCCCATCTCTAAAACGAACATTTAAACAATCTGTAAATATGTTTTCAGCTAAAGAGACTGCAGGCATGTCAACTACTACGCCAGCCGAAGCTATATCATTAATCGGTATTATTTGACTTGCCATTTATTTCTCCATTAAGCACACTCTTTTTGGCCTGTAAGCGGGTCGATGAAGCAAGCCTCAACCTTTCCCTCTTCTTTAACCACTTCCTCATTTTTGCCAGATATCGTCTCTTCCTCTTCCACGGTTTCGTTAAAGATACCAAACCGTTTTCCACTGATCCTGAACGTAGTGCATCCCTTCGCCCCGCCCTTCCAGGCATCAACATACACTTGTTTAAAATCTTCATATGACACATCATCTCCTACATTACAAGTTTTAGAACATGCTGAGTCAATATAATGTTGAGACAACAGCAATACCGCTAAGTGATCTTGAACTGAAATATCAGATGATGTCCTCCCTGC